ATTCATAACCATATCGGGTGTAATGTTATTAACCAAGTAATTTGCAGAATCCACAGTTGAAATCAATTGTACGTCTTCCGCCGAGAATATTTCTTTTGGCGATAACACTTGTGAGATTGTTTCTACATTAGACCTTGCTTGTCTGAAAGATGTTGATGTTTCTTTTTCAACGCCAGCTTGTGTATCGTGGTGGTCTGTATGAATAACAAACATTGGTTTACCATGAGCAAAGTCAACAAGAACTGGCATCGTATCAGTTTCTGCTTCAGGTTTTTTAACTGCAAATTCTTTATCTCCGTATTGAATAACCTCAGCATCAACAACCTTAATACCGTATTGTTCCAAGTAGTTTTTCATTGCTAATGCTGTAGTAACACCATCTAAATCTATGTGGAAATATATTTTTGCCTTTGGGTATCTTTTTGCAATATCGTTAATATCTCTAATCCCAGATTCTGTTATAATTTGTCTCATAAAGATAAATACCTTATTCAAACAAAAAATCCCACTATTGTGGGATTTCATTTATGGTGTCGAGTGTTTTGAAATAATCAACTCTCGTTTGTGCTATTTTAGCATAATTTTCACTTAACTCAATACCTAACCATCTTCTTCCTAAAACTTCAGCAGCCACCAAACTAGTACCACTACCTGAGAACGGGTCCATAACTATATCGTTCTTGTAGGATAATATCTTAATCGCTTTGGTGGGGATATCCATCGAGAACGTTGCCTTGGTGAGTGATTTAGTATCTGCAAAGTAATTCCACTGACCAAACACAAGTTCCATAAACTCTTTCTTATCGTTTTCCTCATAAACCATTTTTTTCTTTAATGTTCCGTCCTCTTGTTCAATTTCGGTTGGAACTCCTTCCCACTGTGGTTGTCCTTTTACTTTCTTAATGTGGTGTTTTTTGTAAGCCAAAATTACACATTCTTTTGGATTGTAAATGTAAGGACTGGATGGGCTCATCCATGAACCCCAAGCGGTAGTTTTGCTTCTATGTGGTGATTGTTCTTCAAGGTCAACAATACCAAAGAAACCAAAACCTATTTCTTTCATAATTTGCCACATCTCAGAAACAAAAAAGATACGACCACCTTTTTTCTGTCTGTTGATTTCGTAAGGGATATTCAAAGCGATACGTCCGTCGTCTTTCAATACTTTATACGCTTCAGTCAACCAAGATTTAGCAAATTCAACATAGTCATTAAATTCCATATCATCTTCGTGTACGTCATAGTCAATTCCCACACCATAAGGTGGTGATGTCACAATTAGGTCAATACAACCCTCAGGTAACGTCTTCATCACCTCAACACAATCTCCATTAATTATTCTTCCTGTCTCTATCATACTTCTAATTTTTCTTCTAAATAATCCCAAACTAAATTTGAGTACTCTTCATATAAATCCCCATCTTCGTCGTCTTCTAAATTAAAAACTCCGTTATCCAAACAGGTGTCCATTACTTCTTCGTGTTTTTCTTCAAATGATAAATCCTCATCTATTGTTAAAAGGATATTATCAATGTCATCAATTTGTTGTTGTGTTAATTCCATGTCTTATTATATTCCTGCAGTTAAATGGTAATAGTATCCTTTACTGGTCGTATCACCATATGATTTATAAATTTCATATGATTTTTCATCATATATGATTTCGTTTATTACTTCTACTCTACAACCAACATCATAGACTTTTAATCTTAATTTATCAATGTCAAAATCTTCTTCAAGTGGTATGTCGTAAACAACTTGTTCACCCTTACAATAATCCTCGACGATTAAAAACGCTTTATCGCTACAATGTTTTTCTTCGTAATCAACCTTATCTACGTCTAAAACCTCAGTTTCATAAACAACTTTACCTTCCTCGTCTTCTACTCTTAAAATAAACGCATTTGGGAATGGTCCCATGATTGATTCATTTGGTGAATCAAAATAACTATCGACCTCTAAAATTTCACAAATTTGGTCGTATTCCAATTCATCTTGTTCAACACCACCATCACGTAACGCATCATACTGTTTAGTATTCAATTCAAATGGGTAAAGTTCCGCACCTCTACCAGCAAGGATAATTTTGTAATATTTCATATTATTATAGATTAAAAAATGTAATCAAATATATTATATAAGACAATACAGGTTCCTACCAACCATCCAAAAACTATCAGTATCGCAAGAATTCTATAGTTTCTTTCTACACGGTCTCGGCTTCTACCTTGAAAATCGTCTGAGTTCCATTCTTCCATAATTAAAGTGTTTGAGCGATTATTTGAGCTAATTTATAACCTGTAAACGCACCAATAGCTGCGGAACCTGGTAGTACTATAAATTTACCCAACATGGTTTCATATTTTTTCCTATTCACAATATACGAAATCAATATGTAATAAACAATATAGTTAATTAAAACTAAAAAGTCCAGTTCTTTTGAGGCAAACACAACAATAGAGTTACCTAAAAACCCCCACATAAAGTTAATTGAGGTTTCACGGATTAATTCATTTGGTGTTGTTATCGCATCTAATACATTTATTTCCTTGTCAAGACCCGTTTTACTTTTCAAGGGTTTCGATGTGGTGTTGGAGGTACCAGAGGGCTTTTCTGAGGTCTTCAAGTTCTTTATCTTTTCCTTTTTTTCCTGCACGTGATATATATTTTACTGTGTTTCCTAAACTAAAACCCAATTCCCAAGCATCAATTACTTTGATTGCTTCGTAAGGATTATTTTCTCCACCATAATGCTGTGGGTGATTTACTTGTTCCATTATTCTTCTCTATATTCTTTTAACAATTCATCGTTAGAAATGGTTCGGTATTTTTCACTTAATCCTGACACATTTACATTAGATTTCATATTAGTTTTAATTTCCAAAATTTCTTCAGCAGTATCTAATGATTTTGAAACTTCTCTGATAATTTTGTATGGGTCAGCGTTTGACCCAGGTCTTCTATCTTCAACATAACCTTTCCATTCTTTTGCCGTGTCCTGTGGAACTCTAATCGATGCTCCTCTATCAGAAACACCCCAACTGAATTTATCAATCGCTTGTGTTTCAAATCCACCAGTTAATCTTAAATGATTGTTTGACCCATATGCGTTGATGTGTTCTTCATGTCTTGATGCAAATGAATTGAAAATAGCCATGAAATAATCGTAACCACCATTATCTCTCATTTTATTGTTTGAGAAGTTGGTATGTAATCCTGAACCATTCCATTCACCGTGTGTAAGTGGTTTAGGGTGTAAATCAATATGGTATTTATACTTTTCAGAAATTTTATAAAGGAAATATCTACTCATCCATAGGTCGTCACCACCTTTTAATTTACCTTTTGAAAATACTTGGTATTCCCACTGACCTAACGCAACTTCAGCGTTTGTTCCTGTAATATCAATACCATATTCTAAACACATATTTAAGTGGTCCTCAACAAAATCACGTCCAGCAACATTATGACCCACACCACAATAATATTCACCCTGACCTTTAAGGATGTTTCTTTTGTGTCCTAAAATACCTCCGTTGATTTCTTCACGGATAAAATACTCTTGTTCAAAACCAAACCAAAGACCTTCTTCCTCTTCATTTAATTTTGCTCTCATATTAGATTCATGTGGTTTACCATCTGAATCCATAACCTCACATAACACATAAACTGTGTTGTTTTCTAATGGAAACCCATATTTTGTATATACTCTAACCGGTTTTAATATTCTATCGGAATTTCCAGTATCTGCTTGATTTGTTGATGAGCCGTCAAAATTCCAAACAGGTAACTTACCAACTTGTACTACGTTTTTAATTGATTCGTAATCTACGATTTTAACTTTGCTTCTTAAATTTGGTTCAGGTGTATATCCATCAAGCCAAACGTATTCTAATTTAACTTTCATTTATTATTATTTATATAGTTGATTATTGTTTCTTCATCGGCACCACTATTGAATAGGTTGTAAACGGCACGAGAAAATTCGTCCGTTGTAAAAACAGCGTCGGCGTCAAGGTATTCCATTATGTGATGTAGGTTTCTTAGGATTTGTTGTTTGTTTAAAAATCTCTTATTAAATCCCATCTTCGTTTGTTTTAAGGTTACTTAAAAATTCTTCTAATTTTGATAACTCCTCTTTTGTTGGTTCTAACTTTTCTTTCAAAGTTTCCATTTCTTGTTTCCCAACTAAAGTACTTAATAAGTCGGTATTAACCTCACCGTTCATTTCTTTGAGAATTATTCTCACTTTTGAACCAAACTCCATATCATTTGGATATTGTTTGGAGAGGTTTTTCAGTATTTCATATAGTCCTAAATCCATAATGTAAAATTAAATTATTATACTTTATTTGTCAAATTTTTTTTAGAAATTAATTTAGATTGAATCATATAATTCATTACCTTTCTTTTCGCCAAAGGTAGTATTGTTTCTTTGAATGGGAACTGGTTGGTGTGGTATATTCTAAAAAGAATTAAGTTTTTATAAACTTCTGGTTGATTTAAATTTTTAATAAGGGAGTTTTTAACCATTTTCACTTTATCTTCAAAATCATCAGTTTCACAAGTACAAAGTTTTTTGATTACACATTTAGTTTCTTCCGCACCTTTTTTAATAGGTTTAATTAAAAACTCATACAAGTGATTAACTTCATTATCTTTTATCATAAAAAGACCTTGCTTTGGGTCAATTTTTTTGGGGTTTTGTATTGGTTCTATGGCTATTGTATCACTAGCCACTTCCCATATTGCCTTCGCTTGATTGAAGTAATCTTTTAGTTTTTCAGATGAGAAAACGCAACTATTGTAAATTTCACCTATTTCTTCTCTAGTAAAAAAAGGTACTTCATTTGCAATTAAATCTGAAATCAATATTTCATCATCAGGGTCTTTTATTACTCTATTGAGAGTTAAAAACTGACCCTTTTCAATAATTAAATTAATATTTGCTAAATGATAAGATATTTGTTGGAAGTTAGGGTATAACTTTAAAGAATTAAGTTGTTTATCTATTTTTTGTAGATAATCTAAAATAACGTATTGTTTATGCTCAAAATCGATAGGTTCTTGAAATACCCAGTTTGTCTCCATGTAATTAAAAATAAGAAAATAAGTTGGTCTGTAAATAAATTAATTGTATCTCATTACAATATAGATGTTCCCATTGATATTATATTCTTCTTCACTTCCATCATAACTTCCAATAATATCACCCCAACTATCATTTCTAATTATATAATCTTTAATAGCTCCAATATCTACAAAATTTAAAATTTCTTCGTTATCGAATCCTTGGTCTCTTAAAAACCTAACGAAATTATCTTCATTATCATTGACGTATGAATCTATTTCGGATTCAATTTCATCTTCATCATAACCACCTTCAGGGTTTTCTTTAATATCCTCTATTATGGTATAGATATCTTCCATTTCAGAGTATAATTCTTTTGTGGTCTCACTATCTAAATTTCCACTTTGTAGTTTTTGAGATAATTTTTCAATTTTTTGTTTGTATACCGTAACAATTTTTTCTTGGTTGTCAGAAAGTTGTTTTTCTATCCCCCAATTTTCAGGTTCATCGTATACTGATTCTGAAATATAATCTCTTAAAAAACTTCTAACCGCATCATTATCTAAGTTGTCTTCCCAAAGCCAATCACTAAACGCTTCATAACCAAGTTCATCTATTCTTGATTGTATTGCTTCTCTGGCTGCTATTTCTATTTCATCTTCATTATAAACAATGTATTCCGACTCGTGTCTGTCATCACCTAACCATGTGTACATTTTTCCACCATAGTGACCATATTTTTCAGGATAAATAAAATATTTGTCTTCAACTACTTCTTCTTCGTTAACTCCGTCATCATAGTAACTTATAGCACCATTTTCATCTAAATATTTATAAACAGCTTCAGTTTGATAAGATACTTCTTTTCCATTTTGAATATCCCAAGCATCTTTTTTTCTTAGTTCATCTAAATATTCAAATTTTTGTCTTAGTATTTCTCTTTTTTTAATAAGATATCTTTCACTACCATAATCAGAAACACTACGTGCTTTATTATCATCAAATAAATCGACACTACTACCTTGGATATTTAAATTACCTTCAATTTTAGAAATAACGTTAAGATTTTTGATTTCTTTATTGTAAGATAAATCTAAGTTACCTTTAATGATTATATCTTTATTTTTGTAGTATCGTTTTAATAATGCAACATCATTATTGAAGTATGCCAAATTTTCTTTGAACTCTTCTGGTGTTAGTATTACGACGTTTTCAGTCTGCTCCTTAATTACTCTTTTTATTATCGAATTTAATGACATATGTTATAAATATCTAAAAAAAGAATTGATTTATCATATCCTGGGTATAAATTATTAAAAAGAAAAATATTTATAGATAAATAAACAACTTAAAACTTTAAGTCATGGGATGCGGATGTAAAAAAAACCAAGTTCAACCAGAACAACCAGTTGCTGAGACTCAACAACCACAAGCTGAGTCAGATAAAAAATAATTAAAAAGAAATTATGGGCTGCGGATGTAAAAAAAATCAACAAGCACAACAAACCGTACAAACTCAACAACAACAAACAAATGAGTCTGTAAAAAAAGCGGTTACTAAAATCGTTCAAAAGTATTACAACAAGAAGTAATTTAAATTAAGTGTTTAGTATAATTTTTATTTTTTGTAAAATTATTCAAATAAACACTTAAAATAAAAAAATGAGTTACTACGAAATTTACAATTACCTTGATGGTAAAAACATATGTAATATTTTTGCAAACCTTATAGTAAACAAAATTCACAGTGAAGTTCCTGATGCAAAAACTGAAATCACAGTTAATAACGTCAGGAACTTTTTTATTGTTAAAGGTTCCACTTCATACGACAAAACAATAGATTTATCTGAATTGTTAAGGGATTTCTATACTAAACATAACCCATCAAAAGTTAATGATGTTAGGGTTTTTGATTTAATCACATATAATAAAGAAATTGAATTAGGTTCTGTAAACACAAATATATCTTCAAATAAAAAATACGATAAAAGATTTAACGAATTACAGAATTTTGTTAATTCAAACGTTAGTAAGAATATACTTTTCAATATAAAGTATATTGAGTCAGGTAACGTTATTTACTATGACTGTAAAGATGAAAATATCTCACAAGTTATCACTTTAATAGAAAATTATTTCAATGACTCAACATTACTTAAAGTCGATATGTCTAATGAATGTTTTATATCAGATAGAATTTACGGACTTTCTCCTAATATGAGACTTTACGATATTCTTTTAATCAACATTAAAAATCACGTTTTCAAATTAGGTTTGGGTGAAAACTTTAATTGTAATTTGAATTCGGTAAAATTACCTAAAGATATTGAAAATGATGACATGATGATTACTTTAAATAACAATTCATTCAAAGTTAAAAACGAATGGTTAGAGTCATTGATTTTAGACGTATTCCCATTTGAACTAAATGAATTAAATGAGGTATTTGGTAATTTAGTTGATTTAGAAAGTTATATTATCACAGGTAAATGTGAAGAACTTGAAGAATCAAAATATATGAGAGATTTTATCTTAGTTTAGAAAATAAGTTTTCACCATCTCAACGCCCTCGTAGATATCTTCATAATCTCTATCGGGGGCTAATAATTTTACATTAGATGCGTTTTCTTCTTCATCTAACGTCAGTAACATCAAAGCAGGGACAAATTCATTTTCAGTAATACGAACAAATTCATCATATTCGTCTTCATATTCTTCAATGTCTCTTGCGATATACGGTAAATTGTTTTTTTCTAATTCTTCTTTAATCATTTGACAAAATGGACATCCATCCATAGTGTAGACCACGGCTACTTTCATATTCTATCTATTGTAAAATATTTATTCAAACCACGTAATAACATTAATACTTCTTGGTTTGTAAATTTAAGTATATATAATTTATAAGTAGAGTCACTATCAATTTTATTAAAGTATAACCAAACATTATTTTTACCCCATCTTATAAGTCCTTCGAAATAATGGTAATTATCTTCGTGATATACTGACGATGACCATTCTAATTGGTTTTTTTCCATTAGGGTATCCAATC